AAACAATACGACGACGTTCTTTTGCTGCGGTGTTATGAAAATAATCTTCACGCAACATTTTTTCACCTTGCTCCGCTAACTTGTCGGCTGTATCAAAAGTTTCATTTAAAAACTTTTCAACTTGTTTATTGTATTCTTTTAATTCTGCTGGTGAATCTCCACCAGAAAGAAGAATTTGATCTACATCCAAAGCTTCTTTAATTGCAGCTTTGATTTGGTTGCGTGTTTTTAAATTCATATTAAAACCCTTTTGTGATAAGTATAATCAAACTTTCTTTTTCAACCAAGCATCTAATGCAGCTTTGTAGTATCTTTTTGCTTTTCCTGATAGTTTTGGATCTTTAATAAGATAGTTAAGCAACAAAGTAACTCCATATGTGTCAAGTGAATTAAGTGGATTTTGATCTGCATAATGTCTCATGTAATAATTCATTTGATTCAAGACATCAGGATCACTTGGTTTTTTCCTTTGACTCATTGAATAAACAATGAATTGTGCTTGTTTAAGCAAAATGGGATAAAGATCAGATCGTACTTTACGAATGAATTTTTCTGTTTTAGATTTTGTTGAACTAATTTCATTCAAAAACAATATATCTTTAAGTTTCATGAAATATAAATAGTTAATGTTTTCTTAACACCAAAGGATTATCTTCTGGTAATATCTTCCAGAACTGACGCTCAATTGGTGGTTGTTCTCCCTTGCGGAAAAACATAAGTTTACGTCCTGCTGTGCTGCTATAAACCCCTATAATCGTTATATCACCCCCGTGAACAAGGTTATGACAAATAGCACAAAGAACAGCCAAGTTGTTCAAGTTATTTGAACAACGAGGATCTGCTCTTGGGATTATGTGATGAATATGTAAAGCGGAAGGATTATTGTAATTACATACTTCACATGAAACCTTTTTTAAGGTTTCACCTGTACGCTTCTTACGTTGCATCTACATAATGCTCCAAGCAAGAACGTAGAGTGTTTTCATGCAATGAAAGAACCTTAGAGATTGGATCTTGATAACCCCCTGCAAGGTTCCATACAATTGGCTTGCGATGGCGTGCAGCAAAGTTAAACACAATATCATCACGAAGCTTCATTTGCTCAGTGGTCAGAAAACCACCAAGAGGATCATTGATATGAGGATCAGCACCAGCTTGGTAAAGCAAAATGTCACAATCACGGAAGTTTGTGTTGAGGTATGCAGGAAGCCTTAGAAGCCAATCATCGAAATTATCATCATTATGTGCAAATCCACCAAAGGTATAGTGCTCAATAAGCTTGTTAGCTCCATCAAACTTATCAATAATGTCTTGAGTGCCGTTACCATAATGAGCATCAAAATCAATGATACCGATTCGGCCAACACCTTGCTTCCAAAGGTGGAATGCAGCAACCATCAGACCATTGAAGGTACAGAATCCACCACAGCTATTATAGCAGCTATGATGAAAGCCACTTGTAGGACTCATTGCTACAGTGTTGTTTTCTAGAGCATACTCAGATGCACGCAGAAAACTTCCAACCGTATAAGGCAAGCTAAGAGCTACAGCCTCCAACGTATTACCGAATCCATTGATCTTTCTCAACGACATGATATCAGCAACGAACTTAGGATCGTGAGCAATGGCAATTTCATGCTGACTAACAGGATTCCAATTGCTGAAAACCTTGATTCTGTTAGACTTATTGAATAGCTCAACAACCTTTTCCGGCTTTCCAGCACTAGGAGAAAAAGAAGTGTTGTTGCTAACGTTTTGCTTTGGTGAATAAAATACTGAGAGCTTCTTCATTTGTTTTACCTCTTTGTTATAGAATATCACACGAATAACAAAAAGTAAAACAAATTTATTTGTTGAATTTTTAGCCTCTTGATGGTTGATAATGCTGTGCTCCACCAAGAAAACTAGCTACCGTAGCTCCTAAACCTTTTTTAATTTTTGATTGAACGTTTTGGAATACATCTTCCAAGGTTGTTAAAGCTTCAAATCTATTAGGATCGGCAACAAACTGAAGGTTTTTTTCAACAATATTTGGATTTTTTTCAATTTGTTTTAAAAATTGTTCTACATTAAAACCGGGAACTTTTCCAAATTCTCTTTTAATTAAAGAAGCTGCTGGACTTGAGCCAAACAAACCTTTTTTTGTTGATCTTAATTTTTCTTGATTTTTTTCACTGAAAACTTCAAGATAAGCAGTAATAAAAGGAATAATCTTTCCCATTTCTTTAGTATATTTGTCAATTAACTCTTGTCTTTGTGTTGTAAAATCTGCGGAAATTCCTAAACCTGTTCGTTTTGATGGTTCAAAAGTACCAACAATTTTACCTGATGTTGGGTCCATAAGGGAACTTGGTTTTGGGACATATGGTTCTGGTGTCTTCTTTTTAAAGAAATCGAATAAACCTTCATGTATAGCTTCTTCGCTAAAACCAGAATGATAACCAGCTTTAGGCATAGAAGGTTTAGGACTGTTATATGCACCACCGGCACTCATTGGTTTTTGAGATGTTTTGTAACTAGATTCTTTTGAGGTAAGAACGTCCATTGCCTCAACAGTATCATGCAATTCATCAACTATATTCATTAAATAAATGCCAATTTGATTAAGAGGATTCTGACTTTTAAGATTTTTCAATGCCCCAATCGTTTCTAACGTACCTTTTTCATAAAACTCCAACATCAAAAGAGCACTATAAGCTCCAACCAAGCGATTAAATTCGCTAATCAGATACCTTGCTTTCTTTTTTGTGGAGGGAAGATTTTTGTTTTCTTGAAGATAAGAAAAACTAGATGCTTCAGAAAGCAAATGTTTTAATTCTTGAAGTTTTGCTTTGCGAAATTTACGGATATAACGTTTATTCATTTATAAACCTCGATTTATAAATATAATTTTGTTTTCTTTTATTTGTTATATTTGAAATATTTGTATGTGTGATGCACATATGCAAACATTTGTGCTTTATTTAGGTTTGCGTCATTAATGTGTTTGATTTTCTTACAACAAGAACACATCAACAACTTAGCTCGATATTTCCTAAACTCTTCCACTGTTGTTATTTCAGAAACAGTCCAAGAATTAATCAAGATAATCCAATCATGAGATTGGAATAAAGTACAAAACAACCAAACAAAAAACAAATAAAGTTTATATTTGAGGCTGTCAAAAAAAGAAAAGTTATTCCAGATATAATCTTCTAGAAGAATTTGTTTGTAATTGGTGTTATGTGAATCCATAACACCATTATATCACAAACAAAAAAAGTAATAAAGGAATATTAATCAGTATTGCATTACGCAATTATCAAAACGGATGGTAAGAGAGACTTCAGCCATATCAGATGTGCTATCGTATGATAGATCACCGAAACCTGCTGTTGTGCAGAAAGCCCCTTTGATATCCCAAAGTTGAATAACGGTACCAACTGGATCAAGCATTTTAAGTTGAATATCACGCTTGTAAAAGTCTGGGTAACCGGCACGACCTGATACAGATTCGAAGCAAAGACGCACCCATTCCATTACTTGTTGAGCACCAGATGGGGCGATTGGATCGTGAAGTGTAACAGAAAGAGTACCGAATGTTGTTTTACCAGCAACATAACGTGTGCTGTTGATCCAGTTAATTGTTACTTCTTCGGTTGTGATTTCTGGACGGGCTGCTGTTTTCACCAAGAATGCGTCGATACCTTCGATTGCGAAGATAAACGAACGTTTCATCATCGGTGTAAACTTAGCTGGAAGCATTTCTGTTACTGATAAAGTTTGAGCCATTTTAAAATTCTCCTATACGTTGTTTTATAAATATTATTAATACTGGGTTTTATTTATCAGCCACCAACGAAGTTTTCACGATTGGTAACAACAAAATCAATGGTAAAGAATTCCAAACTTGTTGTTGGAATCAAGAAAATCTTGCCACGCATTGTTTTGTTATCTAGATCTGCTTGGGTTGTAGTTGTTGTGTCTATGGCAACTTTGTATTGTTCCACACCACCAGCAGATTGATAACGTGCAAGTATTGGTTGTACAGCAGCATTAAACGCACTCAAGGTTGTAAATGTTGCTGGTTCAAAGAGGAAGCGTGTACCAACTTGACGTACTTCACGACGAATTGCAATAAGCAATCTACGAACGTTAACACGGTTAAGCAAGCTGTCTTTATTCAACAAGGTCTTTTGACCCCAAACAACTGGACCAACGCCTTGTTTGGAAAGCAAGAGATTCAATCGTGCCACATAAAGGGTGTCAGAATTAGCTTGATTAAGTGCAACAGCGAAATCTGTTACGTTTGAAAGAGTGCCTCTTGTAAAGCCTGCTGGTGCGTTAAATGGCTGTCCAACTGTGTCATTCTTAGCAAAAGCACCAAGTACAGCAACAGATGGTGGCATTTTTTCGTAAACAGTGCCGTTATTTAGACGAATGTTTACATCTGGGAAATAAGCAGCAGCAAAACTGCTATTTACTCCACGATCAACAAATTGTTGAGCAGTTTGTGACACGTTAACAATTGTATATGATCCAGTAAGACTTGTTCCATTTGAATCATATTGTTCTGGGTCCATGATGTAGAAGCAATCGAAACGATCATTTTCTACAGCGTTGATTGCTGAATCTGTGACGTAACGAACACGAATACCGGGAATTGTAAGAAGTTGAATGCTTACATCGTTAACATCAGAGATCACACCAATGCTCTTCATATAGCTTTGAACAGTTGGGCCATTTGTTAGACCACGGCTTGTTTGTGTTATTTCTTGAGAAACCGCAGCATTTGTTAGATAACGTGTATCTGCATCAAATATTCTTGTTCCATCAAATCCACGTTCAAGATAAAATGAAAACTTAGCTAGTCTTTGAACAGCAGCGTTTCCAACAAGATCATTCACAGCTAAAGCTCTTGTTTTTGTTGTGTTGTCAGCAGAAATATTTCCTGCACGAACATAACTCCAATTTAGAAGTGCTGTTGTGCTTGTGTCTGGTACGTTTCCACTACCTGTTACAATTTTAACTTTTTCTAGAGAGAAAAGGTTGTTGTTAAACAAATCGGCGTCAACAATACCGTTTGCTGTTGTTGTTGCAGCACCTGTGTTATCAAATACTGAGGGTTGTATGTTTGTTGATCCAGTAAGATTTGGAAAATATGTATTATAACCAAAAATGCTTGGATTAAAAATAGAGCTACCGTTTGGATCAGTAAGGCTTGTTACATTTTGAAATTGAACACCCCAATATAGTCCTGTGTCAACACCAGAAGAAGCAGCGACTTTTTTAAGATTCAAGCGCATTGGAATAGGTGGTTGTGATGCATTATAGAGTGGTACTCCACCACCAATACCACCAGCAAGGTTAGAGAAGTATGGAAATGTTGGATTTAGCAAGTCACCTTGTTTGATATTGTAAAGTGAGCTTGATCCTTGTGTTACAAGGTGTTGTGGACCACGGAAACCAAAAGGCACTGCTGATGGATCAAGTTCACCAGAATCAACAATGTCGGCAACTTCAACACGAACAAATCTTGAGTTAACTGTATAATCACCAACAGTTGTTACTTTTTGTGAATCTGCATCAGTATCAAAGTTAAAGAAGGTATTGAGTGTACCAATCTTGCGTGCAATATAATTTGGTGAGGTTGGATCAAGTGAGCAATTAACAAAAGTTTCCAAAGCTCCTGCACCATCCAAAGCGTTTATTGCCCTTATTTCTACATTAAATGTACCATATGGTTGTGTTGCAGTACCGGGTTGAATATTTGTAATTGAAATTTTAACTTGACCATTACTTACTTCACCATCTGATAGATGGTGAAAGCAAAACAAGTTAACTGGAACTCCCCCAAATCCTTGAGAAATTACCCAAGGTGAGAAAGCATGTCCATAACGATCTTGATAATTTTCATAGTTTGGAGTAGTGGCACTACCAACATTTGATGTATGTGTTGCATTTGAACCGGAACTTGGAACAACGAATGCAATGTTTTGTTTGTTACCATAAGCAGACCCAGAATCAGCAACAATTATACCAGAGCCTGTGGGTACAGCAAGGGCTGAATAAACATCATATGCTGCATACAAACAGTGTCCAGCTTGTTGTGTTTTAAGTGGATCTGTATTAAAAACACTTCTGAAGTAGTTAACAGCTTGTGGATCAAAGCTTGCAGTAATAACGTTTGGATATCGTGTATCTGTTCCCTTGTGACCGTTAAGGATCATAACAAAGCTTTGTTGTCCAGATGAAAGATCAACTGAACCAGTGAATCCACCAGAGAATACTGTTTCAGTAGCTATAAAGTTTGAAGCTGGTGCTTCTGAAGCTTGTGCTGCTGATGACAACCGAAGAACAACCCCAGATGGAGCAAACAAAACACCACGTACAATTGGAACTGATGTTGTTGAAGTTTGCAAGCTAGCATCAGAAAATACAGATGAACCAACTGATTCACTCATAAAGCAACCAAGCATATAAACAGAGCCAGTTACGCCACCAGCATTTGCGTATGAGTTATTTCCTAAAGCACCTACACCACCGCTAATTTGTTGAGAACCAACAACAAATCCCGCACCAGCAACATTACCTGATCCTTCTCTGGCACTACCACTACCAGCTCCTAGAACTCTTACTTGCATGAGTGGTACATTTGTATTACTAAACCATTCTCTTGCAGAAAGATATCCCATTGGAGTGTTTGTGTTAACACCACCAAATATAGAAATATATTGTGTGAAACTTGTTGCCATTGTAGGAACAAATGCTGGTCCTTGAACAGTGGGTGAAATCACACAAGCTGGTATTCCTGTTGGTGTTCTCACAACTGGTTGGCTAATATCAATTTCTCTTGCTTCTACACCGGGACTTACTAGTGCCATGTTTTATTCTCCATAAATTTATATCTTACCGATAAATAGAATAATAAAAAAAAACTGCCGCCTTTCAGCAGCAGTTTTTCTTTTCAGTTAGTTTTGTTCTTGCTTATTACTTTGTAATAAGCAGAGTTTTTACAAACTAACTCCACTTGGAAGAATAACGAAGTCCATCACAATGTATTCTACTGCACGGGTTGGTAGAACACGAATTTGTGCATTCATGCGGTTGGTATTAACGTCTTCAGCAGTATTATTACGCTCATCACAAATTATTGCAAATTGTTGAATGCCTTGTTGTGATTGTACTGTTGAAAGCACTAAACTTGCTTCAGTAACAAATCTTGTGCGAAGTGCTGGTGTGTTTTGTTCAAACAACAAACGGTTACCAATTGAAACAATTTGACGTTTGATTTCTAGGATCATACGTTTAACGTTAATGCTTTCCAATGCACTTTCTGCTAATTGTAGTGTGTTTTGTGAGAAGAACACATAATTTGCACCCGGAAATTTAACAATTGGGTTAACGTTAGCATCATACATTGTGTTACGATCTGTTTGATTAAGTCTGATTGCAGTATTGATAACAAAATTCAAACTACCACGATCAAATCCTGCTGGAGCAAACCAAGGAAACTTAACACGATCATTGTATGACAATGCAGATACAGCAGCGATAGTTGCTGGAACGGTTACTCTGCGACCATTAACTGTGTCATCGATAACAATGTTGGGGAAGTATGCTGCACCACCGTTATTGTCTAATGCACGATTAATGAAAGCATTTGCTGTTTTGTTGATAGAAATATATCTTCCAGATTCACCATCGAAAATACGCACATCGTCTTTGTCATATGGTTGAATATCTAGAAGATAGAAACTCAAACCGTAGGCTGTATTTTTCTCAAGTGCGTAATTTGTTACAAGAGGATCACGTTGGCCGGGAACAACCAAAATATTGTTATTTGCAATACTTGGATTTGTTGCAATATCAAGTGCAGTGCGATATGCAAGAACGTTTTGATTTGCAGTGCTTACACCTGTGTAGTTGGTTGATGTTGGAGCACCGGGAGATACATAACTTGCATTAGCAAGACCATATACACCACCAGCACCTGCTTCTGTGGATGTTGATTGATCAGTGAAACGAGATGCTTGCTTGTCAAAAATATTCACACCATCCCAACCACCTTGCATAAATGTTGTAAATTTAGCATAGTTTGAGAAGTTGTTAAATGTTGTTGCAGAACTGCTGTTTAGCAAACTGGCGAGTGTGATACGATTGCTAAAGTTTGTTGCAACATAAGTTGCTGGATCAATTGTTGCATTACCTAAATAAGCAGCTTCACGCATTAGTGCTGCTGGTGTACTTGTGTTTACTGTAGCGATTGATGTTGCATTTAAAGCAACTTTTGCTAGTGAAAACTTATTGCTGTTTAACAAGTCATTTGCTGAACCTGTTGACAAAACATCCATTTTTTCAATACCAGAAAACTTAGCAAAGTTTTTTATGATTTGGTTTATTTCGGTATTAACGTTAACGTTCAAAATGTTATTGTTGTTTCTTTCAAACTTAACACCCCAATAAAGTCTACCATCAAGTACAGTTTGTGTGCCGGGAGCACCAAAAGTTGTACCAGTGGAAGCTAGTGGGTTACGTGTGATTGTAAAACGATATGGAACAGGTGGAACAATTGAACCAGAAAGAGTTGCACCACCGGGAACAGCACTGGAGCTTACGCCGGTAATACGTGTTTGGTTTAGTGCTACTGATCCAGTTTGATCAGTTAAAGCTACGTTAGTTAGTAACATTTGATGACCACGGAAACCAAAGGGAAGAGCCTTAGCAGGAACTTCTCCAGAGTCTAATTGAGAACTTGGAACAACACGAATATAACGGCTTTTGTTTCCATATTTTCCTTGTACAACTACATTGCGGTCATCAGCTTCAATTGCATCAAAATTAAAACTTGTGCGCTTGTCACCAATTGCTTTAATAACGTAGTTATCACTATTTGGATCAAGTGATAGGTTGTTAAAAACTTCAAGTATTTGTGGTTCAGAATCACTGTCATTAAACACTCTTACTTGCAAAGTAAATGTTCCATAGTTGTTATTTGGGTTTGTTGACGCAGCTATGTTAGTGATACTAATTTTGTATTTATCATTTGCATATGTGCCATCATCACGGCTTTCAACTTGGAACAAATCATACTCAACACCACCAAAAGGTTGAGAAATAAAGAACGGTGTTTTTGGTGTTGTATAACGTGTGTTAAAAGACCCAAATGCTCTACCAAAATCAATACCAAGAGAGTTAACATTTGCAGCACCAGAAAGTACAGCAACAGTGTTAATGCCAAGACTTGCAGAAAGTGTAGCAACTTCAGCATCTACTGGTAGATCTAGATACAACAAATGTTTTTGTGTTGCAAAACTTTCTGGATTTGTGTTTAACATTTTACCAATATATTTTTCTGAACTTGGGTCAAGTGAAGCAGAAAAAATCTTTAATCCAGCAAACCCGTCGTCTGATGCAAACGAGCTACCAGCAGAAGAAGAAATAACAAGTTTAAATAAACCTGCCATGTTTCCTGCTGCTGCTGTCCCTACTGCTGCTGCTTCTCCAGTACCATTACCAGCAAGATAATCTGTTGGTACATATGTTTGGTCAACTGCTCCACTTAATACGAGTACACGGGCGTCAGGGGTTGTGAACAACACAGCACGAACAAGATTTACTGTGTCATTGTCTGCCGTAAAGCCGTTAACGTTATAACTGTTGTTGTTGGTAAACATTGGATAACCAAAAACTTCATTGTTTTGTACAAAGTGTTTTGCTACCAAAAATTGTACACGACCTTGTAATGCGCCGGAAGCAAACACTGTTCCGTTGCCAACAACTTGCATACCAGCATTTACAACTGTTCCACTGGTTTCAGTTTGTGATATATCAAATGAGCTACTGTTAGCTCCTGCTCCAAGTACACGAATAAATGTACAAGAAGATACTTCGGTTCCTTTTGCTTCAAAGAATTTTTGCACAGCAAAAGTACCAACATATTTGGCACCAACATCCCCAAACTTATCACTGAAATCAGTATAACTACCTAAAGTTATTGGAGTGAATGCTGGCCCTTTTTCCGCAGGAGCAATAACTGTTGCTGGTGTTCCACCCACAGGAATTGTGCGTTCTGTTAAATCGAACTCTCTATCAAAATAGTTCGGTGCTTTTAAAACTGTTTCTGGCATGGTTTTTCCTCACTTCATTTATCTGCTAAGTGTTTGCTTAATAAATAGCGATAGAAAACCGTATTACCTTTTAACCCTTGTTATCAATAAAAAAATCGTATAAAGCTTGCTGGTCTGATGCTGTATATACAGTTTCACCCTGTTTTTGATTGTATGCCATTTGTTTAACATACTTGGTTTGTGTTGTTTGGGTTGTTGGATCTTTATATGTTCTTTCAAATAATATTTTTTCTTGACTTGTTGGCTTTTGTGCTGTTAAAGGATTTTCTTCAATGTCTGTTAATACAAAAGGATTAGTAAGAGTTGGATCAATTTTTGTACCTTCATATTGTTGAATTTCATTTTCATTAAACACAGCACCTTGAGCAACATATGTTTCAAATGAAAAATTAACATTCGACAAATAACGTTTAAATGGCACACGTTGACCGGGACCAGATGGTGCCAAAATATAACCTTTTACAGTCATGTTAAAACTGTATTTAGTTAATCTTTCTGCATCTGTGATATCGTCATAATTGTCTTGAGCAGTCAACCCAGAATCAACAGTTGCAGCAAACCAATATCCTTTTTCTGTTTTGAGATAAAAACCTTTGCCGGGAGCAATTTGGCTTGACAATATCGTTTCCAGCATATAGTTCATGTGTTGTGTATAGTTTGACCACAATGAAATTTCATATGTAGCTGTGTAAAATTGTGGGAAAGGAATTGTTATAATTTCATATATGTGATCGGCACGCAATTCTCTTGGCTTATCATCCAATAACATTCCTTCTTTTATTGAAGGCAAGTTTTGATCTTCACCTTTACTTTCACGCAAAGTGTCTGGTGGCACAGGAACATTTGGTAAAAGCAAACGATTCAACAAAGATTGATAATCTTTGTCTGATTCGTCAAGTCTCCGTTTTATTGTAAGTTCACCGGGGAATACATCGCCATTTTGTTGCTCGATTCCAGTTCTACGAATAGAAATAGCTGGAAGCAATAATGCTCCTGTTCTAACGTCTCTAAAAGGCTTTAAACGCTTTGCTAAAGCAAACCTTTCACCTGTTGCTAAAATAACAAATGGTTTTTTAACATTTACTTCTTTTTCGTAGTTTGAAATACCTTGATAAGTTCTAAATGATATATCTTTGTCAAACAAAGCATGTACAGCACCATCTACATCTTCAATACCACAAGGAGGTATATAAAACTTTGAGGGATCGTTATTTGCAATATCATACCCTGTTGGTATTTGTTCTTTACCTTCAATAACAGGAACGTTTAATCTTGTTGTCATACTTTATAAGTATCCAGCACTATTCGTCATAAATTCCTTTTTTTGGCGGCAATGGATCGTTATTAAACGAACTTGCTTTATCTCCTTCAATAAAATCTCCATTATCATCAACATTTGGCTCAACACGTTTGGCTCCTGTTCCAAGAGCAATTGGAGCCATGTATTCATTTAAACGTTCACGCATTTCACGAACATCACCTGTAGCTTCACCTTCATTTGTTAATGAAAGACCACGTTGTTGTTCAAATACTTTTTCAACATCTTCTGGCGCAAGACGAGGAATTGGTAAGTTTGGCACGGTCAATTGACCAATTCTTGCATTTCTAGCCGTTAATTTCCAAGCTGTGTTATATTCAGCAAGACCAAAAATATTTTTACCAGCATTTACCACAGTTAAAATTTCATACAACACATCATCATATGAAAAGAAATCACCTTCTGCTGGAACAATCCCTTTGTCTTGCATATCCTTGAATTGAATCAATACTTCGATCTTCGCTTCAATATCTGATCCAAACCCTGTTGTTTTACTTGAATATTCTGGCATTCCAGCAAGTGCTGGAATTCTTATTGGATTCTCAAAAATCTTTTCGATGGACTCATTGTATAATGTGTTTAATTTACTTTTGATTGGTGAAACAGGAAAATATTGAATTGTTTGCCCAACAACGTCTTTTATGAATTCTTTTGTAAGATCGTTGATGAATTGAATTTCACGTTGTCCAATGAATAGTCTTGACATATAGATTATCCTTCAATATAAAATCAAAAGATACCAATTGCATATTTTGGTGGCATCGGTATAAGTGCTAACTGCTTAACCATGTTTTCTGCTTTAGAAGCTTCCCGTTCTGCAATTTTATCATAAGTTAAATTGTCTAAAGTTTCCTTTAAGCTTGTCATAAGCTTTTCTTTGTCTTCTTTACCTTGAGATATTAGATCGTCACCGTTAAGAGAAAGGTCAGCACCGGGAATAGGAAAGCTTTTAAACTTGCCACGGATACGTCCAAGCTGGATGCAAGACAATGCTAAAGTCATTTCAGCAATCCAATTTCTGCACCACATGTTTAAAGAATTATAGTTTAATGGTCCAAATGGTGCAGTAAATGGACCGTTGACGCCATAGATTCTATCTTGTTGATATGATCCAGAAACACCTGATCCTGTTGGAAAATATGCACTACCGCTATTAATGTATGTTTGTGCTAGTGTTGGAAAAGGTTGTTTTGTAAATCTAACACGCATCCAGATGCGTCTATTATAACCGGGAACAAGATTGTTTGGAGTTGGATAAATTCTAATAGTACGTCCAACAATTTTGTAGCTATAATGTGATCTTCTTACTCTTTGTGCAGCTTCTAACATTCCTGCTCTTAACACATCTTCAAACAATGGAAGAACATAAAACCGTGTGTCTGGAATATAAGATTCCACAGGCAATCCAGAAGCAACGAAATTGCTTGCGAGGTTAGAATTGAATACATATTGAACAGGTGCGTTGTGAAATACTTCAACAACTTGCATTGTTCCAATAGACCCACTTGGTTGTGAATTCCAAACAGGTTGTCCTGTATCTTTATCTATTGCATCAACATACAAATCATAAACTTGTTTACCAGCTTCCATTTCAATATAACAATGATATGTTTCTTCGTCTTGAGAATAACCAACAACACCTGCGTATGGAGTTGCCAAATCTAACAAAAACTCAAGATTTGGTTGAACATACATATCTGTTATGTTAATGTTATTATTGCCATTAGCATCGATACTACCAGTTGCTGAACCTAGAAGATTGGAAAGATTAGAAGTGTTTTGGTATTCAATCATCTTACCATTAAATTCACGAGTTGCTGTTTCAAAATTTGCCCAAATCATTTGTTTGGTTAATTCCACACCTAGAACATCTTCTCCAAGTGCTCGCAACACAAACGTAACCATATTATCAGCATCTTGCTGAAACAATTGATACTTGTCATAAAATCCAAATGGTGTAGGATGTAGTGTAGTATTAAATGTGCTCATCATTTATAATTACAGTTAAACAACAGGAAAATATGGATCAACGTTATTTAAAAACTATTGTTAAATCTATAGTCTTAGAAATAACAAACCAAGAGCTAAAAAACCTTGGTAGAACATCTCAACGTACTGGAATAAGGACTTTACGTGTATTTGATTTTGATGACACTATCGCCAGAACCAACTCAAAAGTTGGTGTAACAGAATTTGATATCAATACCAAACAACAAATTAATGACAAGTATTTCATCACTCCTGCAAAATACGCAAAGTTTAAAACTGATGTGGCTCCATTAAACCCTGATGTTCACTATGAATTCGATTATAGCCAATTCAAAGAAGTTATTGAACCACAACTAATAGACCATACTTTCAACATCTTAAAAAGAATTGTTAGTAAAATAAAAGAAGAAGAAAAAGAATCAATTCCTGCAATTATTCTCACAGCAAGAGGTCATGCAGCTAATCAAAACATTCGTGAGTTTTTACGATCACTCGATATTGACATTCCAGTAAAAACATTAGATGGTTCTGCACCAGAATTAAAAAGTGAATGGATCAAGCAAACAATGCTTGCTAGAAACATTCCTCATATCGAATTTTTTGATGATAGTGAATTAAACGTAAAAGCTGTTAAAAATTTAGAAAGTGATTCTGAATTAATGGAAAAGTTTAAATCAAACTTACGTATAAAATGTCGTTTGGTTAAATAAAAAAGCGATGAGCATATTCTGCTCATCGCTTTAGTTTATCAAAATTAATGATTTATAAATCAGCGACGAGAAGCACGGCCTTTGCGGAAGCCAGCACGATATGCCTTGGCAACAGCTTCTTGAATGGTTTCTTCCATGTTGTCTTCTTCCATATGCCCGTGGCCGTGCCCTTCTTTGGGCATATCACCCATTTCATCCACAGCTTCTTCGACGGATTCACGAATTAATGCTTTTAGTTGACGTACTGTAATTCTCATATTAAATCTCCTATTATGGCAATCAATAGCCAAACCTTAATTATTCAATCCTTTGCAATTTTTTCCAAACCCATATTTTTCATTATTTTTGTAGCTGTAGCATATATTGCTTGTTTATTGCTACCGTATCGGGGTTTTAATTCTTTTTTGATTATCTTTTCTATTTCTGGTGGAAAATGAACTCTTCCTTTTCTCTTTTTTTCCAACAATACTTCTTTCACAAACAAAGAAATCATTTCCGCAAAAACTTCTTTTGTTGTTTTCGGTTTGTTTGGTTTCTTGGTTTCTTTTTCTGCTTTTTTATCTGCTTCAATTTTTTCACCGGCAGTTTTAAAAAGTTTTAAGATTTCGGATGCGTCCCTTTGAACAGCTTTTATTGGTGGAAGTATTTTTTTAAAAGCTTTTAAATCATTGTTTTTAATTATTTCTCTAGCTGCTGTTCCAGAAAAACGTTGAGTGTCTCCAACTATTGTTTTTGTTTCTACTGCATGAACTCTATCATCAGCTACAAGATTTGGAAAATTGTTTAACAATAATTGTGGACTAAAACGATCCATGTCTTC